GTTAGAGCCTGAACAGTATCTAAATGTTATCGAGCTTTTAAGCCATACAGAGGTCGCTAAACTTGAGGGTGTGATGTTTGACCTTAGCTACGAAATAATTAAGAATATAAAGGATTAAAATGCTAATTAATAACACTCATATCTCCGATGCCCTTGGCGTAGATTTTAGAGAGGCGGGAACTACATTCGCGAATGTGTGCAAATACGTTACTGTTGTGCAAAGGAAGCCGAAAAACAATCCACGGATAAAGTTTATAGGGGTTAAGCACTTTGACTTAGATGAGGCTATCGAGGTAATCGGCAAGCTTCCTACATCTAAGACTAGAGTTAGAGACTTGGCGCGGTTGAGAGAAGTTAAAACTAAACTATCTTAGTGCTACGAGCAAAGCCGATTATTCTCGTAAAAAGGTTTCTGCGGTTAAACTTGGTTGATAGACTACTATCAAGAGGGCTAAGGCTTAAACAGCTTTAGCTCTTCTCTGCTTCTTGAATCTATGTGTAGCCAAGATATATCTGTTTCAATGCCTTTAATTTTTGGGAACAATCTTTGATTTGAAACTATAAAATTTCTAACCTCATCAGCGGTGTATTGGCTAAAAACAGCGTCTATCGCTTTTCCGTATGAGTGCATACTTGTTAATGAGTAATCTGGGCTTTGAGGAGTTCTTAATCCGCTCCAATTTCTATCGCCTCCCCAATACCAATTATTAATCGTCATAGTTCCATGTGGAAAATTCTCTTTAATAGTGTCAATCGCTTCTATTACTCCACTATCGAAAATCTCCCATACTTTAGCATCTCCCATTTTCTCATAATCTTCTTTGCTTACAAGTTCATAGGCTTTGAAATATTTTGATTTCATTTTCTGCCCGCCTGCAACAACGCATCTGTTTTATCTTTTGAGCCTTTTGATGAGCCAAAGAAATAAACTATAATGTTTGATAAGCCTACGCCCAAAAGAAAACCGAGAATAGTATCTGCAAATCTCACATTTGCTTCTGGGATGCTTCCAAAAGTAATAAAGAAGATATAAGCGAACGACACAAAAGTAATAAATGAAGCATAGTAATAAACGAATCTTTTACTAAATAAATCTTCTTGGTTAAGTGCTGCCACTTGCATATTTCGCGCTGAGTCTCTGTCTTTTGACTCAAGTTCAAGCTCTTTATAGTCAAGCTCTCTTAGTTTAAACTCTGCCTCTTTTATAGCTTGTACTTCCTGGGGAGTGAGTTCTTTTTTCTTTGACAAGTCTATGCCTGTCACTTTTTTGATTCCCTCTTTTACGAGGTCTTCGCCGTTGTCGTCTATTAAGTCTTTAACGAAGTCTATTCCTAGACCTGCTAACATTGGGAGTAGTGCTATCATTTTAATCCTTTGAAAATGTTTGGGTGACTGTTATCGGAAAATTATTTATGCAAACAATTGTCGCCATACATACGATAAGTAGTGCAATTATTATTTCGATTTTCATTGTTTTATCCTGCCTTTTAAGTATGTGATTTGGTTTTTGTTTTCGTTGATTTTATCGTTACAGTGTTCTACATGACTCTTTATATTTTCATAGTTTGTTTTTTGATTTATTACTAATTCTCTTAAGTCGAAATAACCAAGAACTTGCCAAGCTCCATATATAGTGGCAACAGAGATAGCAGAGTACATTATTTTTTTTATATTAGCAATTTGCTCGTGAACAGGGAGTATCTTGTCAATATGTTTAACTAATTTATCTATATCTTTAGTGGTATTTTCGGATATCGCAGTGAGCCTCGCAATTGCCTTAGAGTTTTCTAGTGTCTCTTGCGATAATTCTCGTCTCTCTTCTGCGCTCATTCTATCCCCTAACTGTTTTTAATATTATACTTTTTTTTTAAATAATTTATCATTAGTTTTGGATATTTAGTCCAACAACCACCACTACCACCAAATGCAATATAGGTAGCGTGGAACTTACCGTTAAATTTCTCTCTTAGGCAGTTAAAAAACTTAGCAGTCATACAGTCACCATCATGCCCTTTACAGCAGTCTCCTATATACACCCCAAACCAAGTATCCCAGAACCAAGTACAAAAACCTTTGTTCCAAGTCTTTAACTTAGTGAATAACCATTCCATCTAGAGTGTCCAATCTTTAACTTTATTTCTTATTCTCGGTACTACTTCGCCAAGAGTTAGCGTGTTATCGGCTGCTACATCTTCTGCTGTGATAGTGTAATTATAAGCAAAGTTCTCATAAGCAATACAAGAATTAACATCAATTAATCCCATTATCTCAGTTGATTTTCTTTTTCTTGTGCCTGAGATATAAGACTTCATCTGCTTGAACGCTGCTGCATTGGCTAAAACTTTAGCGACAAGTGAATCAACTGTTATCCCTGAATATGTAGCCTCATCGAAGAGCATACCAGAAGTTAAAGGAGTTGTTGCGTGACTTTTTGCTTCATCTTCAAGTTCTCTCCATCCTGCCATCTCTCCGGCTGTATAGCCTACTGTCGCTTCATTGAACTTGTTGTTAGCGGTATCTTCCAAATCTCTAATCATTACGGCTTGTACGTCAGCTAATGGCTTCTCAATAGGTGTTCTAGTTATGGTAGCTGTTATAGTGTCTAATACTTCATTGTAAGTGTAGTATCTACGATTGGGAATAGTGTCTTCTATAATAGTAAATACACCTATTGTATTTAACTCTACCTCACTCCACTTACTAAATATAACAGATGGGTATTGAACTCCATCAACTACTACTGCTTTTGGTTTAGCTATGATGCTACTATCATTTATATTTAACCACATTATACTTTCCTTTCGTTTGCTAAGATTGTTACTTCACTTGCTGTTATTGCTCTATTGAATATCCTAAACTGGTCTATTTTTCCACTAAAATAAGAGGATGTTCCTAGACTATTTGAGCCTATCCCCATGCTGCCAGACAAGGTGATTGATGCTCCTGATAGTGTTTCAGAAAATACCCCATTAACATATAGTGAGGCTGATGTACCATTTACAGATAGAGATATGGTATATTGTGTATTATTTGAAAGCACATAAGAAAAAACTCTCCATGATGTATTATCATAGTACCGAATATTTGTACCATAGACCATCAATGTTCCCCTATTTACAGAAAAATCAATAAAGTTATTTTGTACTGCTGGGCTCACATTAGTGCAGGCAAAAGTACAATGATATGTAAATGACGATGAGCCTATTGATACTGACAAATTACGTATATTACTACTTGTGCCATTAAACACAGCACATTGACCAAACTCTCCATCAGCATAAGTTATACTTGTAGGAGTACCGTCATATACACCAGTAGTATCATTAGCATTACCATCCATCTTATATAATGCAATACCACTACCATCTTCAAAAGGGTCTGGATTATCTATTGTAGAGTTATAAGGACATAGTAATTTCTTTTCAATATCTTGCATTATTGAAAGTTCTTTAGCTGATACTGCTCTGTTATACTTTCTTATATGAGCATACTTGTTTGTTGTAAAGCTATTCTTTTGTGTAGTAGTCTTTATGTGAGTCCAACCAGTGCCAGTATCTTCCCAATAGTATTGTTCTATAAAACCAGTAGCACTTGGTATTGATATGTTTCCTGCTCCACACTCAAGAACAGTTCCAAAAGTTCCATCAGCAACATACGCTACACTAGTATCCGTACCATCATATTGATTTATAGCATTATCAAGTGAGTTACCATCAAGAGGGTAGTAAGCTACTAAACCTTGGTCTAGTGCATTGTTGTGTTGGTATTTTTCTATGTTGTATATGTCTGTGATTTCTCCTGCAGAAAGAGTACGATTATATATATGGAGATTACTGTACTTGTTAGTAGTTAAGCTTGATGGTATTGTTGCTCCTGAGTAGTGAGTCCAACCAGAACCAGTATTAACCCAATAGACACAATATGTTCCGCCAGTTGATGGAATAGTGATACTGCCACCACCATTATATACTACACCTCTTTCGTCATTGTAAGCATAGGTAGCAGAAGATTCAGTACCATTAAAAGTACCTGTTTCATCTTCTGCTGTACCTTGGAGCAAGTATGAAGCAATAAGACCTAATTGTGGTATCTGACTACAACCACCACTAGGTGTAGAGGGTATTACATTACCTTTAAGTAAAGCATCCATTATGATAATGCCTGAGAACTTGTTACATATACGTTTGTACCATCTGATTCATAACCTAGTATATATGTTCCTGCTGCTGATATAGTTGCTAGTAATGTGCTGCTAACCTTAGTTGTTGCGGCAGCACTTACAGTATACCCTCCAGAATTTACTAGCAATACTGTTCCACCTTGAGCAGCTATATTAGTGAAAGTAAGTGTAAAGTTTACGGTTGGAGTACATTTGAACTTATTGGTTATATTCATATCAAAACTACCATCATTATCAGTTGTGAGAGTGCCTCTTTGTGATACTGTAAAGGTTTGTAGTACATCTAGTTTAGCTGTATCTACATCATAGGCTTGTACTGCGTTTCCTATATCAGCATCTTTAAGTATAGTAGCATCTGCCGGCTCATAAGTACCTGAGTGGTTATGTGATGTAGCTGAGTATATTCCATCAAAATAAGTTTTTAAAGTTGCTTTGACACTAGCCCAAGTGAATTTTTTTGTAACTCCACCTTGATACAATATCGTTAAGTCGGTATCACCTGCTGTCGTGGCTGCGGTTAGCCCATCTAGTTTACTATCTGCCATTTTAATACTCCTATAAAATTAATTTACTACCGACATCATCTAGCAACAAATAAGATGAATTATCGATTAAAAGATAACTGTCAAGCACGGGAACAGCACCACCACCTAATAGTTTCTTAAAAAAGAAAAACATTAGCTGATACCCAACTGAGTAGATACTGCAAAAGTATAGGTTAATCCCTCAACCATAATAAATGTTGAACCTTGAAGTAAAGTGATTGATTGACCGCCGATTGTTATCGTAGCGTCTGCGCCAAGTATAACCGTTTGATGTGAAGCAGGAATATAAGTAGTTCCACTTGCAACGACTGAACGAAGCACGGGAGCGTCAATTTGTTTGAGGTCGTTACCTATAATGGTGTTTACATTTTTCATAGTAATTCCTTTTTGATATTATAGCGTAATTTTATTTTTTTTCAGTTTTTCATCATCCATATCTAGGGAATTTAGTAGGGTCGCCACCTGTAACTTTGTTAGCGAACTCTATATAAAACTCATAAGACGACAGACATTCAATCGCATAATCGTTGCTCTTCCACCCCCCAAAGGCAGTGGCATTTGCAATTGGCAATGTTTCAAGTTGCTCATAGGTTGGAGGTACTATTACGCCATTTACCCAAGTCTGATGATTAGTTCCCCCTAGTATATAAGCTAAAAATTCCTGCATAGAGTAAAATTTAATTGTTGTGTCTATGTAAAAATATTTAATAAAGCTGGAATTATCCAACTCAGCTGCAGTAACAAGAGTAATAGGTATCTCTGGGTAAAGGACGTAATCAACATTGTTCAGACCGTCATTTACCCAAAACTCAGGGAAGTTGGCTGGTGTGTTTGCAATAGGTCCAATTCCAGACATATCAGTTACATAGAAAGTGCCATTTACTATGCCGCCACTAACATCTGGTAAGCTCTCATACATTAGCGGAGCAGTTGCGGTTATGCTTATTTCGTGATATGCGGTTGCGCCAACTGGTAAAGTCCACGCTATGATATTGTCTGTTCTTACAGCAGTGCCACCTGTTACAATAGGGTCTGAATATGTATATGTTGCGTCATAATTTTGAATAGTTATATTTAGAACTGTATTTCCATCTTGAGATACCCAACTGCTAAGCGACGGCTGTATAGTCTGCTCCATCTGCATAACGGTAACACTGCTTTGTGGACTTATGAGTTTGTCACTCTCTTTTGCCTGAGCATAAAACCACATCTTCGTCCCATCAATGGCGTAATCGTCAAGCGACCATATAATCCGCTCTTCTGCTTCGTCAAGATAAACAACCACACCGCTTCCATCTTGATTTGAGAATAGATTCACATACTCAACATTTGCATCCCAATTTGTAATCTTGATATAAACCGTGTCAAAATCTGTAACATATATTGCACCCTCTACATCAAGATTTACATTTAATATAGGAGCTTCGTTGTTGATTAAGATTATTTCTAAGATAGGTGCGTCTGTTATCGCTACATCGCTACGAGGTTTCTCATAATGTTCGGAGGTTGGCACATTAGAGGTTATCATAATACAAGTCGGTACATAAGCCGATATGTCAATACACTTAAAAGTCTCAGCGGTTATTTGTATGCAAGATAGTTTATCTGTAGATTTTTGTCTCTCGCTAAAACGGCTTACTATTGTACCCATTAAGCAAGACCGCTGATAGTAAAGTTTTGAACAGTTTTTACAGATTTGAATAAAACAATTTTGTTTGATATTACGCTCTTGTTTTTACTCATCTCTTTTTTAATAAGCTTTGTTTGAGTGTCAATTAATGTTCGTGTCGACATTATTCGCCTCCGATAGTATAAGTTATTGTATAACAATCGCTGATATTATCAAATACATATACTATATTTGCTTGTGACGTGATAGCCCAAAGCCAAGATACTGAGCCTGATAAATCATATAGAATATCCCAAGTTAATAAATCATTACTGTGAAGAATTTTACCATCATTTGTTGGAACATAAACTCCTATATTATTTGAAGTCATTGTATATATGGCATATAGAGGTTCATTTAAAATAATTTCCCAAGTGATACCGTCTATTGACTTGTATATTCTACCTGTGTCGTTCGCACCTATAATATACGCACCATTTACTACCATAACACTAATATAATCATCTAGTGGAAGATTTGATATTTTTGCAAATGAAGCACCGTCTGAACTACTATATACACTCTCTACACCTGTTTTAAATGATGAAAAATATAGGTAATTACTTTTTACAATAAATTGATAAATTCTCTCATCAAAAGTATACATAGTTGTAAATGAAAAAGGATTTAAAAGTCTATCAATGTATGTAGTATAAATACCGAGTGATACTGAATATGTAGCAATATACATATACCCGTTGAAGTATATTAAATCAGAAAAATATACGGAGGATAATGAGCCACAATTTTCCCAATCAATACCATTAATAGACCTAATTATTTTTGTATCAGTACCAGCAAGAGAAGCATATATATAACCATTAGCTTCACAATATGTAATTTTTGATACCTTGTTAAATGTAGCATCGTCATAAACTAAAGCCCATATAACACCGTCAATACTTCTATATATTTGACCGTTGTTTTGAGTGCCTCCATATATATATCCGTCTTCATTCACCATCGCATAATATATTACAGACGATGTAACAAATACATTACTTATTTCATAAGTAGCTGGTGGTACAAAACGCTCTGCAACTATATCCATTGAAACTTTAGCACCTTTTATCACCTCTTTTATGCTTATGACTTTAAATAATAAATTATCAAGTTGAATAGCATCTCCGATATGAAGATTATCTATATGATAAGTGCTAAAACTTACACGTTTATTTATATAACCCTCATCGAGGAAAAGACTCTCTGCCCTAGCTTTTGCAACTTCATAATTTGTTATGAGCTTGTCTTCTACATAAAGAGTTTCAGTACCTCCGTTAGCTATGTCAAATGATAATGATAATTCATTATTTGTTGAAGCGTTTGAAGTGTCTGATATTGTTTCAGATGTGTGTAGTTCCATTATGCAAACTCCGCGTATGTAGTATCAATCGTAATATACGTTCCTTTTTTAATATGCCCTGTATCAACTATAACCTTTTCAGCAGTTGTTAAATAGACTAAAAAAGTTCCATTACTTGCTATTGTATAACTTATTCCCTTATATGTCACAACTTTACCTGAAACTTTATGAGCTTCTGTATCTAATAAGCTTGCAACATCTATCGTTCTGTGTGTAGGTAAAAGACAGGTTCCATCTTCAGGGTACTCAAAAGTCGAAACGCCGTTGTCGTTGTAAAAGTCTATCCATCTAACAGTATTAGAAGCACCAACCGCTGGAATAGTATATCTATCGACTATCGCAGTGTATGTACAAGTTGCCGATAAATTTAAAAACCTACTTTGAGTAGTGTAGTAAATATAATAACCGCCAGCGTCATACTTTGTTAATAGAACGATTACAGAGCCTACCATAGCCTCGCTGATTTCTATATCGTTAGAAGTGTAGAAGCCGAATACATCAACGCCCGCATCGGCATAGTTTGCGGTTAAATTTTCCATAGTAGCACTAAAAGACTTTTGAACGCTCAATCCTATTTGCTTTGAAATTGTGAGCATAAAAGTAGTGTTAAAATCTCCATAAGCATAATAGCCATTTACCACCGCTGGAACTGCTGATGGATTAGATACAAATGAGATATTATTTATAGTGCCGATAACATCAAACTGAGTAGGCGTGTCTAAGCTCATACCCTCGCCGACTAATTCAATTGAGTTGTTATTTAAGCCGCCCATATCAAGCACGTCTGCACATATATCTATTGAAACATCTAAGATTTGATTTAAGTATTGCACATTGTAGATGTTTGAGCGTGTCTCAAAATCAAACTTGCCATTGTATTGGTACATCTGAATTACTTTTGAGATATATGTTACCGTTATAATTCCATTTAATACATCATCAAATAAGATTACATTTTGCCCTTGAATAAATTGATAAGTAGTATCGCTCACAACCACACCGTTAAGCGTGATTTGCTTTATGCTATCTATACCACCATTTACTCTTAAGAAATTCGCGCTAAAAGTCTCTTGCACTAATATTTCTTTGAATGAAAAATACATCGTGCCGAGATTTGATGTTATGTTTACTATATTGTCGGGCGTAGGATTGAACATAAAGTAAGGGCGTGAACAGTCCTCATTCGTAACCATAGTGATAAGAGGCTCTGAAAGTATGTCCTCTTCATTTGCATTGAATACTACTTTATTAACAAGCGGAGAGCCTGAGTAATTATCTGAGTACGCTTTACTTGTAAGTATTTCATCGGTAAATATAAACTTTGGTGTTACGGATGGATTAACTCTTAAATGCTCCACGAAAATCAAATGGTCGTTTACTTCATAATAAGTGCCACCGCTAACCGCTACCAAACTGTCCACGCCCTCCAATTTTGAACCCTCAAGAGTGAAAGAACCCTCGTTGAATTTAAAATCTGGTAAAGTGTTGTAATGGCTTATTTCGGCACATAGAACGCCTATAATTTCGTTACCTGTGCCTGAGTATAAATCATTGATTTTTGGCGAAAATGGATAGTCTAGTAAACACCCCTGAGTTTTAGCGATAATCTCGTATTTGCCTTTATAATCCCTGTCAACGTCAAATAGAATGAAGCTGTAAACCATAGTGCCGATTGTTACTACCAAACGAATATCTTTATTTCTAATGTAAGTTTTGTCAATCTCATAACCCATCATCGACATAGATAATGTCGAATAAGCTTTGTGATTTTCTCTTATGATTTCGGCATCTGTTACATACGAAGTTATATCCACACCGTTAAGCACAAAAGAGCGGGTAATGTTTACTATCTTGTCTGAGGGCGTGAGAGTTGTTGTGTCTCCCTCAAAGTATCCAGTTGCTATGTAGCCTAAATCATAATAACCCATTTTATACCACCGTGCCTAATCCGTCTTCCCACGCAACACCGCTCCACCATATCGGTTTACCGAGAGAAGTATCCTTATAATACTGACCGATTAGTAAGTTTGTAGTAGGTCGCTCCGCTGTTGTACCTGTTGTACCCTGTGGTAGATAAACAATCGCGCTGCTTGAAGTAAAACTTTGGGTAAATGCGCTTAACACGTTAGAAAATGAAGTGCCACTTTTTGCATAAGTCACAAAACCAACAAGTGAGCCTAGCCCACCTAATATAGTGGGTATTATTGTCGGAGGAGTTGCGTTGTTAGCCTCCGTCTGGGATGAATACTCAGCTTGACCGACTACTACCGCTAATCGTGACGGAGTGTTGTTAATAAGATATACCCAACTTACACCAAATCTATTATTACTCAGTGTTGCTAAAGTTCCCGTGTTGTTATCGTATTGAGTAGTATTTATAAGTTTACTGTCTGCAACCTCTGTAAAACCTCCAACTCCGTCTCTATAGTAAAGAGTAAAAACGTTTTCGTTTGCTGTGCCAGCTACGCTTGTGTCAAATGCAACGTGGTCTATTCTTTTAAGTGCCATATAAAAAGCACCCGCCGTTAAACCTATAGCCAAAGAAGACGGCTGAGACAAAACAGTACCTCCCTCAGCGTGGATGAATCTGCTAAAGTTTAAAAATAGTTGCCTAGCCTTAGTCGATACATCTACGTTTTGACCTCTTAAGTCTATAGTATCGAGAACAGTTGATTTACGATAAATTACATAAGTCAAGCATTTATCCATACAGTTAATGACTGAAAAATCAGTAGTAGATTTAAAAGTAGGAGCGCCCGCATTGTAATCAAAGTAGACATAGTTCGTGGAGTTATCGGTAAGCGCTAGATTTAGTTGCGCAGATATTTCAACTGCGTATAGTGGAGTAGTTGCGTCTGCTGTTGCTCTTATTAGTCCATAACCCGCTGCGAAGCTTACAGTACCGTCTACATTCTCGGTTATCGCACACCCACTCATAACCCCCGCGCTCTCTACATGTGAGAATAATTCCGTTGATGTGCTTATCTCTGTTGGTGTGCCTATTAGGTTAGTGGGTGCAATATCATCCATATCAAGAGCGCTTAGCTTTGATTTTTCCGCGTCCGTAAAGACATTTGTATCGGCGTTTGCCTCATACTTAGTTTTGATTTCAGCATCAGTGTATGTAGTGTCTTTTAGCTTAACGCTCCATACCGCCGCGCCAACTGTTGTATCGGTGCATAAATATAAATAGCCCGTTGTGTAATCAAACCACGTTGATTCGTTTGCCGTGAAACCCTGAGAGCCGTCATTTGTAACAGCAGGTGCCACACTTGACAACTTCATCTTCAAATCAAGATATTTTATATTTGCGTCGCCCTCTGTATATGTGAGTTCAGCGTCCTTTAATAATCTATAAGTTAATGCCATTTTTAAATCCTCGCTAGGTTAATTTCCGCCGTGTAATATTCAAAAAGTTTAGTATCGTAAACCCTCTCAAATTTTACAGCGCCGCTTTCGTGTCTGAATCTAACCGCTATGACCTCGTCGGCTGTCGTGGTTATCGTAGTAGTTGTTCCAAGTGATGCAGCCGCTAAAGCTTTTATAGCGTCTTTTACAGCTATTGTTTGCCACCCGCTCTCTTTGCTTGATAATGTGATGTTCTTTGCGTTGGTTGCTACTGCCTGCTCCCAAACTATCACACCGCCGTTTATAGTGCTTTGTACCTCAGCGTTTACAGATGGAGTATTATTGAAATCAACCCACCACAAAGGATATGTAAGCGTTATCGTGCCTATCTTCTTGACTGTCATTGCATTTTCCTTAAATATCTTTCAAGTGCGCTTGCAACTTGGTCGTCTGTTTGCATATTGAATGAAGTCTTATTGTCTGGCATCATTAGACTAAGATTTACACTCTTAGAAGCACCGCCCTCGACCTCGCCGCCGTCTGCCAATAGTAAAGCCTCTTTTGGTATAGCTCTTGCATTTAGGGCTTTCATAAAATTAGTGCCGTAATAATCAACTGCTCTAACATTCTGCACAAACTCGCCTCTTGTAAGAAGTGATGGAACATCATCTTTTCCGCTTAAGTCGTGACCTGCTATTTTCCCGCTTCTCTTTTTATATCCGCCGCCTGTTGCAAATTTGCCTATGCCTACATTTCCGCCCGTTGCATTTGCTTGCACTATATGTTGAACTATTGTTTGATGAAGTGTAGGGAGTGGGCGCGATAGTTCCGCTCTCATTCTCTCATTATTTGACATAGCTTCACTTGTATCAGTGCTAACAGGTGCGACTATTTCAGTACTCTCTATTTTGATTTTGGCGTTACCGTAATCAGTCTCGTCTGTTACTAATTCGACTGGTGCATTTAAAGGTTGCTCTACACCGTCTTTAAATTTCTTAAACTTTGTGAAGCCCGTTTTAGTATCAACATCGACCTCTGTTTTAAGTCCGCCTTTTTCGACTTCATTCTCTAAGTCTGTGAACTCTTTATCATCTGCAGTTACTTTAATTTTAGCGTCACGTTCTTTATTTGTTGTTTCAGCTAGTTTTGCATCAAGTTGAGCGACCGCCGCATTAACAGCCGTGAAGTCCATATCAAACTTCGCACCCGTTGCCATAGCTACGATTTTACCTATTTCGGCTACTAATGCTTTTTGAGCTTCGATTTGAATTTTAACAAGTTCGATTTCTGCTTTTTTATCTGCTATTTTTTGATTATGTAGCGCGATTTCATTCTGCTCTTCGGCACTATAAACTTGCTCCATTAAAGCTTTGCCAGCGAGTAAATCTTTTTTAGCTTCGTCTGCGGTTTGTTTTTTTGTAGCTCTTACTTGCTCATTGACAATTATCTCTTCGCCTGCGCTTTGAGATACAAGTGAGTTATATTCGCTTATATATGCTTTTGCGAGTTCAATATTTCCGCTCTCTATTGCTTTTTTAGCGTTTGCGTATGCTACGTCTGCGCGTTGTTGAGCGTCTCTGTATGCTTGATAATCGTCTAATCCTTTTGCGTAAATACCAGCGATTTGTGATTCTACGCTTAAGTCTAGTAATGCCCTCTTGTTTGCATAACTTTGTCTAATTTTGTGAAGCTCATCTTCAAGTTTTGCGAGTTCGCTTTTATGTTTGTCTTCTTGACCTTGTAATTTAATAAGTGTATCTTGATTTGCAGATAATCTCTTATCTAATGCCTCTTTGTTTTTTTCAAATAGTTTAGACTGCTCTTCATTATATTTCTTTTGAGCGGTTTCTTGAGCTTTTATCGCTTCGGCATCTCTTTGTTTTAGCGCTGTTAATTCTCTTTGTTTTTCAAGATGTTCATCTACTTTTGCCTCTTCTTTGTTTAGCTCTGCTCTTGCTAAATAAAGCTTTTTGTTTTGCTCTTCTAGGCCTTTGAGCGCTGTTTTGTACTCTTCGGTTTTTACTATTGTAAAGCCGTTTGTTTTGTTTAACTCCTCAGCTTTTGCGATTGCTTCGTCAAGTTGCTTTAGCTGCTCTAAATTGTTTTCAAGTTGAGCTTTAATAGCCTCTTCTTGTATGGTTATTTGTTTTTTAGTTAGTTTGGTATTATCTTCTAGTAAGGCACCTTGATTTTTTAAAATCTTGTTCAGTTCGTCTTCGTTTTTTGAAATATCTCTTATCTCTTCTGCAAACCCTGAGTCTGTAATAAGTCGCATATTATCATAGCCATACTCAAGCCATTCGCCAACTTTTTGCCACCCCTCTGCCGATTTTCCGAGAATTGACAATAGCCCTCCAAGTGCCGTGCCAACCGTATTTACTCCGCTCTCAAATCTATTCCAGTCTGCTTTGTCTAAAGACTCTATGAACTTAAGCATTTTGTCGGTTATTTCTGCCACTAAAGGGAGTAGTTTTTGACCTATTAAAACTTTTGTATTTTCAAGTTGAGCGTCTAGTTTTTGGAATTTTTCCGCGCTTGTTTCGCCCGCGTCTGCGTATCTTGTAATAGCCTCCGCTCCGGCTTCGATAACTTGGTTTGTTAATGCCATCGTTTTTTGTTGCGCCGACATTTGCTCGACTGTAATACCTAGAGAATCGGCATACTTCTTGTTTCCCTCTTCTAACTTAATAGTTAAGCCTAAGTTATCAAGTATCATAGGGGAGCCGCGTCCGATACCTGTCGCCATATCACTAAATGCCTGAGTTAAAGAAATTCCCATGTCTTTAGCTTTAACTTTTGCAACTTCCATCAAGTCACCTATCTTCTCGAACGGAACTCCAAGAGATACGGCTTTAGTTGTTGCCTCGTATAAAGCTTTGTCACTTATTAAGCCCTCTGATGCTTCTTTGATGCGATTGAATTCAGTCTCGGCGTCTAATCCCATTGATTGCATAATAGACGTAAATGCGGTTTGCGCCTGTTCCGCGTCACTTGCAAGTTTCGCAAACTCTACGGCTTTCATCGCTATTCCAAGAGAAGCCATTGCACCTGCGACTGTTTTGACAGTGTTGCTTATACTTGTATATCCGTCTGATACTTTTTTAATATCTTTGGCGGTTGCAGCATATTTTTTATTTTCTTTTGTGAGTTCGTCAACTTTTTTGGATAAATCGCCTATGTCTCTTATAGCTTTGTCACTATCGGCTTTTATTTTGATTAAGAGTTCATTTTCAGTTGCCAAAAGTAGCCTCCAAAGCCTTTAAGTTGTTTTTGTGTGACGGTTTTTTCTTTTTTGGCGGATATAGTATCTCTTCGATTGTTTTGTGTTTTAACATTCTACCAAGTCCTATTCTAGCCATTGATTTTTCGTCCTCTTCATAAACTGATTTTATAGCTATGTTAAAAAATCTTATTCTGTAATTATAGCACGATTGATGCCCCTTTGAGATAAGAAATGAAACAAGCTCTACTACTTTTTTCCCTCTTCGCCCTCGCTTTTTTTGTGGCGGTCTGGGTTTGTGATATCTAAAATCTTTTGGACTATTTCGTATCGTGTACGGCTTCCAAGTTTCAATATCTCATCTTCTGTGAGAGTTGAGCCGTCTTTTATGATTTCGTTATCGCAGTACAGCTCTGGATTTCGTTCAACCATATCTATAAACTTTACAGATAAGTCCATAATTTCAAACTCTAAGTCGCCGACTCTGCATTTTTCTTTAAACTCTGGAAATTCTAACATATACATCCTTTTTAAAATTTAGCCTAACGCTCCAAAGAGCGCTAAGTAAACTTTAGAACGTTTCAGTTGTAAAGTATTTACCAAGATGTTTAAGAGCTGAACCCTCAAACGAAATAGTAGTGAACTCGCCTGACTTTAGCGCGACATCTCCCGAAGCGTTAAGCGATACTTTTTCAAGCACATATTCGTGGGAATCTCCAACTGAAGCCTCGCCTGTATATGTTAAACGACCTTGAAGTGCGTCAAGTTGCATAGCGTTGATTAGAGTACCTGTTCCAGCTGGTGCGTTTACTGTTAAGTGTAGCACATCTGTTGCAGAAATAGAACCTCCGTCAAGGATAACGATATAACCGCCTTTTTTAGCAAGCGTGTAGTCTGTACCCTCAACGTAAGTGGTTGTATCTGTAACGTCTTTAACCACTACACTTGTAACATTTCTATAACCTGTATTGTAACGTCCGCCAATAACGACCGCCGCTGTAACTACGGCAACGTCAACCGCCGCTGACTGAGTAACCGCACTTGTAGAACCAAGATAAGCTCTTGATAACATTGTAGGCGAAATATCTGCCGTTGTAAATGATAAAGTAACAGTACGACCAACAACATAGTCTCCGTCAAGTACGGATTCTTTTGTCTCAGTGTCGTTATGCTGTACTTTTTCAACTTCTGTTGATAGTGTGATTTCATCAGTTGTACCAAAAGCGATTTTAGCGCCTAAAGTCACACCGTCTGTCGCGTATGGCTCGATAAATAGAGCGCCGCCCGTGATTTGCAATTTTGTTGCCATTTTTAAACTCCCATAATTTCAGTTGTAATAAATAACCAATCGTTCTCTACATCACCGTATAGCAAGCCGCTTTCAGAGCCGGAAAAATAAAGTTTTCTATCGTGTGTTAAACTTAAGTTGTTTATAGCTTTTATCATCGTATCTCGATTTACACTAACCGGAATAATCACAAAAAAAGTAACCATTCTATTAAGTGTGTTTGAGCCTTGACTTGACTTACCTACTCTAATTTGAACATTAGGGTGTAATGCCGTTACAATGGGCTTGATAATAGCTATAACTTCACTTTCAGTATTGAACATTTAAGATAACCTTTGTCATTCCGTTTTCTGGCAACCAGTTTGATGCCGTGTAAGTAGTTCCGTTGATTATAAATATTGATGATGTAGTTATTGAAGCTACGTCACTTGACTTACAAAGACACGTATCTAAAAGAAATGTGTCCGCCGGTTCTTTGTCAAAAAGAATATTAATAGAAGTGCCGTTAAACGTCGCAACATCTGCAAACTCATCAACGCTTAGAAATAAATCTATATCACTCGCTATCATATTCTTTAGGCTCATTTTTTACCTTTTTTCTTTGGCTCTTCAAGGACTTCATCTTCAAGGACTTCATCTTCAAGGACTTCATCTTCTTTTGCAACCAAATCTAATGCTGATGCCTTTATAGCTATTCCGTCTAGGATTAGTTTTTGAGCTAATCCCTCTGGAATTTCTACTACATCACCTGCCTGAAACTTATCAATCCTAAAGTCAATAGGTTTTAGTAGTTTAAGCTTCATAGGATTAACCTATCTTCACTTTAACAGTGCCAGCAGTTGCAGCAGCTTTTGTGCTAACAGCGAAACCTGCCAACGTGTTTGATGTTGCAGTTGTAGTAATACTTCTTGCAGTTGCATCGAAATAAACTACTGCGCTAAATGCGATTTCATCTGCCGTTGTCGCGGTGAACTCGTAAACCTCTGAAATTGCTAGACTGATAGTCTCACCTGAAACTGCGTCATCTAAAGCGATACCGATACGACCTGTTAATGGGATTACATCACCGTTAGCAATAGTGCCAGCTGCTACATAATCAACTACTTGACCCGCTTGAATTCTTTTTGCTTCTTTAGCCATTTTGTTTTCCTTAATTGAATTTAATCAAGACGCTATTAAGCGCCTGGATTTTTATACATTGAACGATAGTCTTCAGCAACTACGCCGAAGTCGAATACGCCTTGGAACACTGTTCTCGTTAAAGAAGTATTATCAAGTTGAACGATTGGTCTGCGACCTGTTCCTGAAAGATAACCAGCTTTAATTGTGCGTGTTCCGCCTGCTAAGTACCAAGCACCTGCGTCAAGTTCACTATCCACGATAACTGTCATAGCTTTATAAAATGGATTGATTACATTGCTATTTTTACTATCAGTTGTTGAAGCTAAGGAGTTTAATAGCGTAAGCGCTGTAATCTCTTGCTCTGGAGCTACCATTAGGAACTTTGGCAAGATGTTGAGTGCATCACCCGCCGCTGTCGCTTGACGCTTCATAGCAGTCATTGCCGCCTCTAAAGTTGAAGCCGATAGTGCCGCACCCGTTGAAGCAAGGTTTTTGTGAGTTGCAGTGTTGAAAATTGCAATTCCGTCTTTCATTAGGTATGAAGCATAATCGCCTTTTGCCTGTAGTAAGTCATAAACGATACCGTTTGCAGTACGCTTTGCCATTTTTCCAAACTCAGCAAGTAAACCATTGAATGCGCCTAAATCATCATTTATAATCATTTGACGTGTAATTGCGAACTCATTAGCGAACGATTCAATTTTCCAGCTCTCACCGCTCTCTGTAAGTTGCTTTTCAGTAATTTCGCCGGCTTCGTTTAGTTTTGACAATCTGCCTGAAGTTCCAAGTGTCACATCGGAGTTAGTTTTGAAGTCCTTAACGTCCACTTCTTTAACCCATAAGCCATAAGTAGCCATTTCTTCATCGTAGCCTTGAGCTAGAACTTTATTAGCTACATTTGCAAGGATTAAAGGAAAATCTGCCGTAACCATTGCGCGGTTTGCGATTTCGTTTTTATCATAGCTGTTTACGCCTAAGAAACCACGTGCAAAGTCTGTTAACGAAGCGCCTCTAAACGAATCAGCATCTTTGTGAGCGTCTTTAACTCTTACGCCTGCGTTTAGTGCCATTGCATCTGTCATAGCCGCTATCATACTCTCACGAGTGCTTTCGTCTTTAACTTCAGCGTGGAATTGCGGTTGCGCTTTTGATTTTTCGTCAAGAATCGCTCTTGTAAACTCGTCCACTGTTCCATCCTTTTCAAATTTTGCTCTAAGCTCTACACTTGGCTCGTATTTAGCTGATACAGCGTCAATCTCTGCTTTACGTGTAAGCTCTGCATTTTTAGCTCTAAGTTGATTTAACTCAACCTCTTTCGCCACCTCTATATCTTTGCGAACTTTGTCAAGTTCTGCATTTTCTACATCTGTTCTCTTAGATACTTTTTCAAGCTCTGCGAGACGTGCCATTAACTCTTTAAGCATTTCTTCTTCTCCTGTGTTTAAGTTGGACTCGCGCCCTGTATGTTTAGCCCCTGAATCAAAACCAATACCAACCGCTGACAATTCTATAATGTCGTAATCAGTTATGGTTACTAAGTCAAGTTCCCCCTCTCGTTCTTCTACCTCGTATTTATTGATACGATAACCAATAGATACATCAGTAAGCGTGCCATTTTCGTACTTTCGTTTTATGGATAACCCATCATCATCAAAAGATACATCCGCGAGGAGTTGACCGTCTTGTTTTCGTGTATTTGTAACTTTACCGATTGCATCATCAACTCCTCTGTCGTGGTTTTTGAAAAAAGTGTTTAACAACTGAGTATTCGCGCCGTCTATGCTTAGTCTTTCAACATAAAACTGCCCTGAACCCCAGTCAAAACGCTCACCGTCGTTCTTATCGGACACCATCACGAATGTTAGTGTTCCGTCATCTCCCTTTTGTGTTGAGATTTGAGCGGCTCTTGTTTGCGTAACGCCCTTAAGCGCTTCTCTTTTATTCGGCATTTAATCCTGCCTCCTCTGTTTGAATTTGTGTCGGAGTTATGAAGCCGTATTTCTTCATAAGTTCCTCTTCTCTTTGCTTTGTTATAAGTATCTCTTCAAAATCTTTGCCTGCCGCCATACACTCATCGGTCATAGTGGTAAGATTAAGAGCGATTTCCATTTCTAGCGCTTTCAAGTTTTTAACGGGGTCAACCCAGTCACGCTTAGGGTAAGACCATTTTGGCGCAACATAAGGAGCTTTATCCGCCGCCCACTTCATAGGACTTATAGGCAAATTACCCATAAGCACCTCAACTTCTAACCACGCCATAAAGACATCATCTAAAAAGTAAGTAGATATGTGCGACTGTTCGTCGTCAAAGCGCTTGTTATCTTGAATAAGCGAGGCACGACTTGAAGCGAAATTGACTTGAGAATAATCTCTAAATGCCAACTCATACGATATTTTACGAGCCGCTGCAATAGTTCTTACTGTTGAAGTTATAAACTCGTTATATCCATCTCCGTTGTGTCCGTTTACGTGTTTAGCCACTTTTTCGCCCGGACGTAGGTAGTAAACCATTAATCCATTAATATCGTGTAAATCTTCGTCCTGAGTGCTTGAAATAGGCGTAAAATCGCCCGCCGCTCTCTCTGTTTCAATAGTATAAGCGATTTCAGCATTAGCTCGCGCGCCCTGAATAGTAGCGGCTTGATATGCGCTAAAGTTTTTAATATCTACTATGGCTTGTTTATACTCGCTCACGCCTCTGTACTGAGTAGGACGCTCACACTTGTAATAGTTTATGATACTGTCGGCATTAATATCTATCGCGCCGTCTTTACCTGTAAAATGGTATTTAACTACTTTGCCGTCTTTGTCTAAAGTCATACCGCTGTTGCCACGATTTGAGTCAAGCGCATCGGCTTCTATAAGTTGAAGCTTTAAACCCTCTTTTGTAATTTTCTTGTAGATAAAGATTTCGCCGTCTATCATTCGATTTGCTAAAATAATCTTTTGCATATCTGCGAAACTTAAACGACCTGAAACATCGCATAGAGATTTATGCTGCCAAAGCTTAAAGCGGCGCTCTATTTCATCGTCTAGCTTATTGTCTCCCGTCTTTGATTGTAATCCGATACCTTTGCCGATAACGTTATTAATAATTGCGTTGTCAATATTTGACATAATAGGATTGTTTGCAGCCAACCAACGAGACCGTGCGCGCATAGTATCGCGGTCTGATTTTGCAGTATCTTCAAAAGGGCTATTTGCGTTCCAGAAGTCACGATTTGCCGCTGTTTTTTTGCCGCCCTCGTAGAACCCGCGTTTAATTATGGTTTGAGGTGCGACCTCCGCTTGCACTATTTCAGGCTTTTTGCCGAATAAGTTACGAAAATATGACATTCTTAACCGCTTTTTGAGTTGTTGAAGTTTCAAAATTATAGTCATAGCCGTACTTTGCCACACGCTCTAAAAGTGTGCTTTCGCGCATAGTTAGCTCGTTTAGGTTAGCTTTTGACATCGAACGCCCAGCGATAGAGTAGCTTTGCCCACTCATTACGGCAGTTATAGCGGTTTGTACTTCTTCTAATTGCTCACCAACTGTTTTTAGCGCCATAAGCCAACCTTTAAACTATTTTTAAAAGTATAGCATAATTTTTATCAATACTCATCTAAATAACTCTTTCTTTCTCTTTTTGGTTTCTCGGGTTGTTTTTGCGTAAACATTAAAGCGCCGCGATGAGCTAAAACCTCTAAGTCTACACCCGCTATAAACAAAGAGGCGTAAGCGTATCTTCTTACGTCTGCCGCCTCTTGTCTTGCTCTGGTTTTGTGCCAACGCCCAAATTTATCTCTCTTCTCTCCTGTAAGTTGTTTAAAATACTCTTCGTCGTAAACATCTTCGGCAGGGAAGTGCATATACCCAGCGCCATGTGATTCCGTCATTAGATGAGAGAATATAACATCCGCCGCCATATTAACACCTACACTATAAAGTGCTACATTCCCTTTGTTTGAGCGTGTTGCCAAACGTGGAGCGATGGGGGCGTCAATTGCACCCGCACCTTTTATAGCAAATATCCTACGTGCGAACTTTGTCTTACAAAAAGCATAAGCCTCTTTCGCCCTATGCCCTCCCGTATCAACTGCCGCGCAATAAATCTTAATCAGTCCGCCGTTATCGTGAGTAAATGTTTTATTAAGATACTCATCTAGCCTCTGCCATACCTCTGGCTTTGAAGTATCGCCGTGAAATATCTTATAATCAATACTCCAGCTCTCTTCGGCTTCTCCCCATCCTACCACTTCACACTCCAGGCGGTTGTCCTGAGTATCCACGCCTGCTGATAGAATAAGAACTCCGTCTGGCACTTGAGCGGTATATACTTCTTTACGCTCCTCAAAGTTGGATATATTTACGGTTTCATAATCCTCTTCCCAAGTTCGCGCCAAAACCTCATTATAAAATGCTTTTAGTTTAAGGCGGTCTTTTTTAGCGTTTAGAAATTCGTTTGCAATATCAGTCCAAGTAACATTAGGCGAGTATGATAACATAGCCCAAAAGTGAAACGACGCTATTTTATTAGACGGTCTTTGTGCTATCCATTTGCCGTGTTCATCCATCCATCTTTTATGTTTATCGAATATCCGCTCATCACACGATTTGCATTTAAAGTGAGCCGTTTCGGTTAAATGTTTAGTGGTTTTTCCTTTATCATCCGTTACCTTGTCCCAAACCATATCTTCAAACTCAAAAAGCTGTAATTCCTTACAGTGAGGACATGGTAGCCACCTTTGACGCATATCTCCTTGTTTATACCAATAATCCACTTTAGAATAGTCAATAGTGCTATCTTGTATATCTTTATCGTATTCAGCGCCGACAGGTTTACCACCGAGTATGTTTTTTCTAAGTGCAAAATCCTGAGAGCGTCTTAGCATTGTCGTTATTGTATCTCCTGCCTTACCCGCTTCATTATTCCACGTGTCAATCTCATCGCCTATTACTACTCTGGCAGTACGGCGGTTTAAGTTTCTATCACTCTCTGCTCCTAATATCTCAAGGTAGCCACCCGGATAATTCTTTTTAATAGTTTTTTCTTTTTTGATACGCCCTCTAAGATTTGGAGTTTCTACTAATTTTGCAATTAAGTCATTATCTCTAATCATTGGTTCAATTTCGGTTTCCGCTACGCCTTTGGCTTCGGCTTCATTCGGGTTGTAGTATAGAATAACGGCGGGCTGCTGTTCTATGAAATAGGCTATTGTAATATTTATAAGTTTATTATATCCGACACGAGTTGGTTTTTTGACTATAACCATTTGATTGTAAATATCGCACATAGTATCTAAGATTTCATTTTGATAAGGGCGTGTCGTCCACTTGCCGGGTAAAGATGAACTCTCAGCAGATAACATAAAGTGATTATCCGCCCACTCGCTACCTGAAAGATTAGGGCGTGGTTTAAAAATACCTTTAGCAAAGTCGAATATAACTTGTTGTTGCTCAGTCATAAATGCCCTGAAAGTCAATTTTTATAGAGTTTATATGTTCTTTAAGCCAGTCGAATGCTTCGTCTTTGATATCTGGGTATCTTGACTTAAGTGCGAACGGTAACTCATCTAAGTGTTTTGAGAACGGTGAAGCTATTTTGTCGAGGATTGCTTTTACTTCTGAAATGGATATAAGTTCTTTATTCTCTCTTAAAAACTTCTGCTTATTTAGTTCACCACTCCAAAAGTCCTTAACTATTTGTACTTTCTGAATAGGAGTTAATGCTTCCTTGATAAGCTCTTCAAGTTCTATGAGTAAGTCGTCACTCGGCTTTAGCTCTTCATCGGCTTTTATTGATTTTGGTATATGTTCTTTTATTAATTTCTTATTGTCTGATTTATCGTGTCTAACTTTGCTGTATTGAATAGCCTTTATTGCTTCATCTTTGTACAGTTTTCCATCAGGAGCGGTACATTTAACAAACAATCCTGCACGGGCGTGTTTAGATACCATAGGAGCAGAAACGCCTAGTATTTTTGAGAGTTCCGCTTTTGTGATTTTTTCTCGTTTCAATTAACCATCCTCTTAACCCTTAACCAAATTATAGCGTAAATCGGTTAAGTGGTTAATGATTTTCTTTATAGTAGTTTCGGAGGCTCGTATTGTAGGGCAGTTAACTTACTTTTAAAATTTGATAAATAGAGAGATTTTGAGAGTCTTGCTACCCGTAATAGAAAAGCGCCCACGGAGTACCTATTGCTTTTTTCTACCTCTTCCCTTTGCTCACATAATATTTATAATGTCTATCGAATGTTGAGTTGAACTTTTCTTTTATTACTCTATCCGCTGTATCCATTCCCTCTTTGTTTACCATCGAAGTAGGGCTAATGACTGATATCTTTATTAGTGGGTATTGCTTATCGGTACTACGTCTAAATACTTGTAGGCTTCCACTTGTCTTTGCCTTAGCTATGAACGCGCCCTTTACTGCTCCCTTACGTGATTGCTTCAACACCTTTGCTGATGTCTTGTAGTATGTCTTAGCTCCCTTTGTCTTAGCTACCGACTGAGTAGCATTGAAGTGTATCAGTCCTATCGGTTGGCTCCTAACCTTTATGATTGATTCATCCCTGCCTTTGCTTGCCTTAGTGATTGTCATCTTCGGGTCTAAGTCCTGCTTTTTAATGTTATAGTATGCCCTTACTACTTTGCTCATCTCACTCTTAACAGTCTTTGCTGTGTCGTTCAGTGTACGTGTCAATGCCTTGTCGAATACATTAGGGTCTATATTAAATCCTGATGTATCTAATTCGATTGTCATCTTATACCCTCAAACAATATGCTTGATACTTTAGTGCTTCCACATCTAGTACAGCGCCACCCGCCTATTCTTATGCTGAGTAGTATCCAAACTATTATCCAAACGATAGAGCCTACACCCATGGAGAACAGTCCTAAGAATATAGTAATGAATAGATGTAACACGTGGTTAGTTGTGGGGCGTTCTAGTTTGCCGTTATCTCCGCATACTTTGCATTTGCCGTGTATGTACTGCATTACTTTATACCGTCCGATGTTTTTATGCCAAACAGCTTGAACACTCTTTGCATTATCGTTCCGCACTTATCGCACACTTCATCACGATTACTGTCTGCCATTGGCTTCTCGATTACCGCTTCATTACCGCAGTTGTTACACTTGTAAGGATAAAGCATCTCTAATCCTTTTAACTTCGTCTTTTGGCAAACAGTATATGCCTTTGCAACTTAACATCAACTTATTAAGTCTTTTGATTGTATCGTCCATTTTTCAGTCCTTTTGTTAACTTACTACAACCCGAAAAGGACGAACAAAACGGGCTGATATAAACTAACTCCCATATTATAGCGTATTTTTACTTAGTCTTCTCATTTTTTTCTAACAACTCTGATTAACTTTTGATAGTACTCAGTTGGATATAAAACCGTTTTTGCTGTATCTGCTCAAACTCTTCTTTCGTTATTTTTACTTTTAAATCTATCTTACTCATCAAACAAACTCCCATTTTCCCTCACACTGATATATCCATTGCATACAAAACCGCTAGACCGTATCTCTCTTAACTCAAAGGTTTCATACTCGTTATTGTTTGCCTCTCCGTTTCTCTTGCATTCTCGGCATATTGTCAACTCTTGGTCTGGCTTGTAGCATTTGATTGGTTCTGTTTGTTGGCCCATCTTATTTTCCTTATCCTAAAAGTTCTTTGTTTTCATAAATGTTTCCGATAACTTCTTGAAATTGATTATCTCTAGGATGTTTTATAAAATTACACCATACTTTAGAATAACTTCTTTTAATTTTATCTTTCATTACAAACTCTGGGGCTTGATAAACAACCGCTTGTATATTTCCTTGATTATTTACTATGTCTCCCTCATATATCTCTACACTGTTTTTATCAAGCAGTCCTGTAAACTGTTGAGCATTATCCCAATTAAAAACATTTACATTATCAGTTTTTCTAATCCAAGAATAATTACCATTCTCGAAGTATACGAACTGCTGAATAGAACTTATCCAGCTACGATATTTTGCTAGTCTCATCTTCTGCCCTCCGCTGCTTCCATAGCTTCAATCGCTGTGTTATAACCTACGTCTTCAATCTCTCCGCCGGTCATTTGGATATAGCAAAGACGTTTTTCGTCAGTCCATATCGTGTATTTTTCGTTGCTTGTGTATTCTCCCATCTCTTCTCCTTATCTTACTATTAGGTATTCTAGTAGTATTGCTGGTGCTGGAATTAGTATATATATAAAAAATTCAGACATAAAACTTATTGGGTATTCGTTATATTCCCATGTCTCTTTACCTTTGTGTGCCTTTACATATTTTAATGTTTCTATCATCATTGCTAATAAGTTTAAGCTCCATACTGCAAATGTAAACCATAAACTAAAATTTAACATCTCCACTTTCACACCCCCGCATCTTCAAGATAATCAACCATATCTTTAATTCTCACCCACTCCATAACCTTTGAGAACTCTATGTATTCAAGTTCAAAGTTTTCAAGTAGCACCTCTGTAAACTCTCTGACATCATCACGGCTTAAACCAAGTGCGTCAAACGATTCGTATTCGCTTTGAATGATGTTCGACACTTCTTCTTCTGTGTCTTCGTCATCGTTGAGCCAAGAGAACTGTTCTTGTAGTAACTCTATGACTTTGTCTTTTATGTCGTCTCTAAGCATTTTAGTCCTTTCTTTTATATTTATTTGTTGATTATCCCGCCATGCTTTTCTATTAAATCTTCAACAATTTCAATTGGAACATAGCCATAAACAGTTCCAGTTAAATCTTCTTCATCTTCTGCATACTCTAAGATTAAGTCATCTTTTTCACTTGGAAATCCCAGTTCTACATTATCATACATGTTGCACGTCTCTCTTGGTGAGCAATAGTGAATATTAGTTCCACCTTGTATGCTAATCCTAAACCCATCTTTGCAAACCGCCATTTCTCTAACAGCATGTCGCTCTCCAGTGTATGTTTTTTCTAAAAATTCTATTGCTTTCATCTTCAATCCTTTTCTTTTTATACCCTAATTTTATCAGCTTTAGAAGTTAAAGTCCTCGACCTATATCATAATAATAAGCCTTAACATACACTTCCCATAAGCTAGGCTGTGACTTTTTCCACTTGCTTTTTAGCAGGTGCATTGACTGTCTTGTCCTGCCAAAGTGTTTGGCTAGGATTTTGTAATCTATGTCTATGTTTTTCATATTGTTAAATTCCTTAGATTATGAAATCCAGAAAAACTGAATGATGGGCTAAACTCAGCAACAAATCTTTTTTTACTCTTGTAGCTTGTTTTAAAAGTTAAAAATATAGCTTTCACATCATTATAAGAATATTCATTATTCTTAAAGATAATTTTTAAGCTTCTAATTGCGTCTGTATATGTTTTCATTTTAAATCCTTTTTGTCTTTTGATAGTATAAGTATATCAAGTTTTCTTTACTATGTCAAGCTTTATTGATAATTTCTTTAAAGTATTCCCTAATTCTTTCACTAACTTCATCGTGCTTTTTGTGGTCGTATCTTTTCTTTTTGGTCGTCTTTACTTGTTCTTTGTATTTTGGTTTCATTTTGGCAATATCTTTTTAACTTCATAG